CCAACGTTGGTTCATTCCGTTGATGAATGGCGGCAGCGAAACTTCGAACTTAGTCTGCGTCACGTTCTTGCAGATATAGTCCTCGATTCGCCCACCGACTTAAGCCCCTCATTCCGTCACGATCCGAAGATCTTGGATGTCTCCGTCATGGCTATTCCTGAGCCTGGAAAATTTCGTATTATTACGAAAGGAGACGGTTTACTTTACACGGCTCTCCAGCCGCTGCAAGGTCAAATGTTGGATGCTTGGAAAAATCATCCTTCTTCGACTATGCGCGATGAAGATCTGTTGCCTAGAGTAAAGCAGATTGCGTTGGAATGTGCAGAATTACCTTTCTGGTGCTCCGTCGATTACGAAGCAGCGACTGACTTGGTCAAACGTCAGGCCACCATTGCAGCCTTTTCTGGTTGTGATCGTTTTGGTTTGTATGACCTTGGAGAATTTTCCCTTCAGGAGGGAGTCGCAATTTATCCAGAACAGCGAGATTCTGCGGGCAGAATTGTGCGTACTGAGCAGAGGGTTCAGATTAATGATGCCCAACTGATGGGTCATCCCCTCTCATTTCCGCTCCTTTGCGTGATCAATTTGGCGGTTTTTCATCGTTCCATTGACAAGTGGCTGAAAGAACTTCGAAAGAAATTCGAAAAGTCTCGCCCTCGTGTTTGGGACAACACAAAACGCCAGGCACTTCTTATGCGGCGCAATGTCCTCGTAAACGGTGATGATATGCTTTTTAAGTGCACCGAGGACTTTTTAACAATTTTTCGTTCGACAGCTTTAGAAGCAGGTTTGAAGATTTCCCAAGGAAAGAACTACCTGTCAAAATTTTGCTGTATGATCAATTCCCAGTTTTTTGCAACCGATCAGCGTGGACGAATCCACCGGTGTGGTTACTTGAATTTAAAACTGGTAAAAGGATCGAACATCAAATCCGGAGAATCTCGCGCTCTTCCGACCCAGATTGGGAAGGAATTGAGCAAAATGGCGAAACTTTATCCCGGATCTGCATGTGCGATTCCTGCATCATTCGAACGATGGGAACGTGATACTTTTGCTTTCGGCTTCAAACCGAATTGGTATTTGCCCGTTCATTTGGGTGGCTATGGCGTTGATCGCCAATTTGCTCCCTCGGCTTGGAGGATTTCAAAACCTCAACGGGTAATGGCAGCTCATTTCATCCACGATCCCTCGATGGTACTTTATCGCTGTCCTGGAGTTTCAAACTCGGCAGCTGATTTATCGCGCGCAATGGCAAACTGGAGAATGGTTCCAGGAAGTTACGTTCAAGAAGCTGGAGAATCGGATGTGACCGATGATGCTTGGCTGGCAAAACTTTGCCTTGCCGCACGACTGGCGCATCCGTTTGATCTCCCAGAGTCACCCAAAAACGATATCATTCGACAGCGTTTTCTTGGGGAGTCTGACTCTTATCATCTTCTCCGCTGGGCTCGACAATTTCGTCTTCGCCCTGCTGGATTAGAGACAATTGAACGATACTGGAAAGTCAGATTCTTTGCCTTTCAAGTGCCGGCATGTCCGCCGCTTTCAATACTCCGCGTCCCTGATATGTACTTTCAGGTGGATTTCTTCTTACGGACACTGAATGTGTCGATGGGGTTCCGATCATTAATAGCCCAAAACGGTGGAGACCAGAGTCTCCTCAATAATTCCGTGCTAAACAAAACGCCGAGAGACTACACGGCGCTTCCGTTCCAGTCTGAACATTTCCCAGTGGTCGAGAAACGACTCGCGCTGATTGCTCTACGGTCTAAGACCGTTCTCACAGAGCGTCGCAAATTCGTTCCTTGGCAAGTTGAAAAACGGAACAGACGGAAAGGTTTGATCGGGATGTATAGTCCCTCTGTTGGAGAGGTATCCCATGAAATCCAATAAATCTTCAGGACGCAAAGCTTCCGTGCAATCCAAGGCACCGGAGCCACGCAAATCGCGATCTCGGTCGCGATCTCAACGATCTCAAAATGCTAACTCCAAGACAGCAGCTCCCGTCGCTTTCTCAGCGAAGAGCTCAGGTCTCAATCAGAGGAATCTCCAGTCGCGCCGTATTCAGAATGAAGAATACATTGAAATGATCAACGGAAGTACAAGCTTCGCCGTTTTTGACACTCTTGTCATTAATCCGGGGCTTCAGCAGTACTTCCCTTGGTTGTCTGTCCAGGCGCTTGATTGGCAACAATACGTTTTCCACCGTTGCTCGGTTCGTTTCGTCACTCAGACGTCAACTTCTGCAACCGGTTCATTGACTATAGCTCCAAGCTATAATTTTTTGCAACCGGTTCCAGAGAATTTGACTGAGGCGTTGAATACTGCCAGTGCGGTGAATAACGTATGTTGGGAGGCTTTAGATTGTAAACTCGATAAACAGCTTATGTTCCCTATTGGTCCTAGAAAGTTGCTCCGATTTGGAGCGGCTTCTGGAGACCTCAACACGTACGATGCTGCTCGAGTTTTCATTTGTACGAATGGTCAGGCAAACACCAATGCGATCGGTCTTCTTGTCATTAGCTATGACGTAGAATTCTTTGGTCCGCAATACGGTCCGAATGCCCAACTTACGCCTCTCTACTATTCTGTTTTTGGATTTTCCTCGTATCAAACCATACCTGATACTACTCCTACGAACTTGTTGTTCCCCGTTTCATTATTTGACCCTCTAACTGTGGGTCCTCCTGCATCTGGAGTATTTACACCAGGTCACGGAGTTTGGCGTATTTTCTGTTCTTGTAACATATTAAACGCCGACTCGGTGAACTGGAGTGTAGCTCTCCAGATGAGGAAGAATGGGTCTATTCAGACCCAATGGGGCGCGTTCGTGGATAATATCAATCCACCAGTGACAACTGTTGTCGGTATCTCTGCAATCAGTCTTTCTTTTTGGGCTGTTTTCGGATCAAATTCGACTGATCAGTTCTCATTTTGTGTCACATCAACTGAGTATGGTGATACACCCTCTGCTGTTTCAGCGTCGGGGACGCTGGTGTCTTGGGAATTAGCATAGTGGCGAGAGTGATTCATGCGCGTTTTCTGTCGCGCTGTGCACTTAGGGGTTGGACTAGCGAGTTCTTATCCTTACCAAAGGAGGACACCTGATGACGAATCAGGTGAACACGACGTTAGGCAGCAATGCCTACCTTCTTGGGGCCCTTGTGATTCTGAATTACAACTGGTTAGTTACCGTTGTGATTTGTAATCCGAATTGAGGCTTTGAAGGCTTCGAATTAAGAATGAAGTCCAAATCCCGTTTTGCGTATTAGTTTGTTCAATCGATGGTTCAGCCCAAGCGACCATGGAACCCCTTTTCCTGGGATGATGCGCCTTGAGCTACGGTTCGGTCCATTTGTAGAAAGTTCACAATTGCGTCAACGCAGTTTTTGAGTGTTGTGAACGGGAGGAACCATCGAAAGGATGAATGAGGCG